CAGCTACAGCTTCAGCACTTCCACCTAATGTTAATTTTAATGAAGCTGATGCTTTAGAAACTTCTCGTAATACATCTTTTTCATTAACAACTAACTTATTTCTAGAAGCATATGCTTCAGCACCCCCTAAAATTTCAGCGGTGTTATCTTCTAATGTTTTTCCATTTACTAATGATAATTTTTGAATACCTACTAATTCTTCATTAGTATATCCTGCTTGTTCACGTAGTTTAGTAAATGTTTTTAAATCGGCATCATTTAATTTAGCATTAGTACCTAACGATTGACCAACGGCTACCATAGATTCTTGAAGGGCACGAGCGTTTAAAGCAACATCCCCAGACATAGTAGCCATATTACCTAATTCTCTCCGGGTATCTAAGGCTTCAGAGTAAGTTAAATTAAAATCTTTGGCTAATTTACCAGCAGCTTCATCAGCTTTTTGAAGAGCACTAACCATTTCAGCAATTAATGCTTCAGGTCCTAAAAGACTTTTAGCCATTCCTGAAAATGCTGATTTAGCTCCTGCTCCTAAGATTTTAAATTTATCTCCAAAAGAAGCAGCATTTTTACCACCATCAGTTAACTTATTAGCCATTTCATCCATGGCTTCATTAGCTTTGTCTAAATCTAAATTTTCAGCTAAACCACCAAGACCCATTTTACTCATGGCATCTTGCATACCTTTTAGGGTATTACCTCCTAATCCTAAAGCATCTTCTATATTTTCTGCTTGTCGATTATACTCTCTAGCATTAGTAATTAAATCTTCAAAAGCTTGGTTTTGGCCATTAATAGTACCTCTAATTTCATTTTGAGCAGCACTAATTTTGCGAAGTTGTTCTAGTTGTTGAGCATTTTGTTCTCCATTTCTTCTAGCGGCAATTATAGCTTGTTTATCTGCCTCTAAAGTATCTAAGGTTGTTTGAAGTTTTAGTTGTTCTTGTAAAGCTTGTTTTTCTAAAGATTGAAGTTGTTTGGTAGACAACTTATTTATCCCAGTATTATGAGATTGAAGGTCTTGAGCAAGACTAGTGAGTTTATTAAAAGAACGTTTAGTATCACTTAAACCTTTATTTCCTTTACTTATTTCTGATATAGCATTTTGAAATGCTGACGCCATTGAATCTACACTAGCAGTAGCGTCTGAAAGTTCATCTTCCCATTTTTCAAGGAGTTCTCCTACAAGAGCAGCATCATTTCTTAGGTTAGAAAGGTCAAATCGGGTAAGATCCTTTCTTAACGTAGTTGCTAAGGTTTGAAGTCTTTGAAATTGTCTTTCTAATTCTTGTGGATCTTGTTGGGCAGCCATCTAAAGTATTTTATTATAAATATTAATTATTTATAACTTACTGGTCTTTTTGGGGGAGGAGTAAATTTTTGTTGTTGATTAGCCGCTTTTTTTAATAATTCTGGGGTTTTTACAGTTCCATCAGAATTAATTACTGTTTGATTGCCTTTTTTACCTTTATTTTTGATTGCTTCTTCTTCTTCTTTATAATAATTTTGAATTTGAGTAAAAGTAAATTTACGAAGCCAAATAGGCATGTTATAGATTGTATTCCAATCGTATCCTCCTTTACCGTGAAAAACTATTTCATGGATTTGCTTAAATAAAGCTGCTCTTGCTTGAGCGGCTATATCAAATGTCAGGCCAAAAAAAGCTAACCCCAATTGGGATATTGATTCTAATGTCAGACCCGTCGGGAAAAAAAGTTAGATCAACATCGGGCTGAACTTCTTTAACATATTCTCTTAATGCTCGAGAATCTTGAGCTAATAGATACCCATCGACAAACTCTCGAACAGATTTTCGTTCATAGTCTCCATTTACTGAAGTAATAAGATATTTTAAACGAGTTGAAAGTTCTGGGGCTGCATCTTTATTAATTTTCTTTAAACCTTCTAATTCACGATTAATTTCTTGTTCGTCTTTATGAGTTAAAACTTTAAAAGTAACAACATTACCTGATTTAGGGAGAGTAAATGTAAATTCGTTTTTACGATCTTTAAATAATTCTTCTTTAAGTGGTTTATTCTCTATTTGGGATAAATCTACTGTATAAGGTTCTCCTAAATAATCAAATGAATACTCTGAACCATACCCTAAGATACGGGCTGCAACCATAATTGCGTTTTTATCGCCAACTAATAAGTCATCAAAATTAATTTTTGATACAATTAATGACTTAAGCAATTTATCAAGTACAGTACCGTTTTTAATATATGATTGGTTTGTAAGGATATCTTCTTCCTTAGCAGTCATATATTTGATTTCAACTGTACCTTTTGCTAATTCAGAATCTTCAGGATAAAGTAAACCTTTGGAAGGTAATTCAACTACTTCAGTAGGTAATTTAAATTCACTCATAATTTTTATTTGTTATAACTTAATTGTCTTATATAAATATATTAAAGAGCAGAAATATTATCAGGATTTACATTATATGATAATACTCCTTCTACTTTTAATATAGCTTTGCGGATATCTTCCATTTTTGAACGGTCAAAACCACTAGATGCAATCCATGGGTGACCATCTACTTTAATAGTCATTATAGATTGGAATTTTTCTGTATCTTGCTCACTATATTCCATAGGTTCTTTTACAGATGCTACTGTAACACCTGGAATAGAACGGATATCTGAAAATATTTCTTTTTGAGGGCGTTTCTTAATGTTAGTAATAAGCATACCTACCATTTTAAACTTGTCTTGGTAATCCTCATTTAGTCGCTTGCTAAGCTCCTCTTTAACTAAAGTACGTAAACTATCTAGTTTCATATGGTTATAAATATTGGCCTATCGAATAAGATTAACATTTCCGCTTATAACTTGGTCATTGTCTGTTTCTTTAAAACCAAATTGAATTTTATATGTGTACAATCCTACAGGACAAGGTGTATTGTTATATGTTCCATCCCAATATTCTACATAATTATATGATTCATAAATTAATTCTCCCCAACGATTATAAATTTCTAAATGAAAATCATATGGGTCAAATCCATTTGCAAATACAGGCTGAAAAACATTATTATGTTCGTTTCCATCAGGTGTAAATGTATTGGGTACATAAAATAATAATTCAGGACAACGTGCTACTGTAATTGTAGTTTCTTGAGTAGGGGAAGCACATCCATTTGAATAATGTACTACCGATAAAGGAAACATTCCTGTGTTAGTAAATGCAATTGATATATCATCTTGTTGATACGTTGTACCTATAAATGTCCATTCATTATATCCAGGTAAGTTAGATAAAGCAGTAAATAAAGTTACTACTGAATCGCCTTCACAAATTTCATAAAATGGATTGTATGGAGAAATTGAATCAAGGGTTGGTTGAGGATATACTGTTACAGTAGTTGTTGTATCAAAAGTACATCCACTCAATATATATTCATAATTAATAACATTTGTTCCTACTGCGGTTGATGGAAAAAATTCATTGCCTATAACACCATTGCCACTAATGATTCCTCCAACAGGATTTACGTTTAAAGTAACAAATTCGTCGTATTCACAAAATGGTCCTATAGGATCAATTGTAGGTAAAATGTTTAAAATAAATAAATCAATAGTTACAGGTAATCCAGTACATCCATTAGCTTCTGGGATTACTTGGATAGCTCCTGGAATAAATCCTGCAGGGAATGAACTAAAATCTACTGTAACGATATTGGTTCCTTGTCCTGAAGTAATAGGAGCAACACTGCTCCATAAGTAATTGTATCCTGCTATTGCAGGCACATCATACATTTCGTATGAGCTTAAATAACATATTGTATCTAATCCATTAATAGGGCCTAATGATGGAATTGGTGGACCAGGAACAACTAACACAGTATCAGGTCCTAAACCAGTACCTCCATTACAAGTAGACCAACCAGCATTACAAGTTGGGTAAGTTAAATGGCAAGTATATTGAGTTGGTCCATTTGGAGTTACATTAATAGTAGGACCTGTTCCTATTGGGTTTGGATTACCTACTTGATACCATGTTAAAGTAGGAGTAACTACTGGTCCTGATGGTGTCCATCTCCAAGCATCATTTGTAGCGATCCAGGCAGTTGAGTTTCTACCAGGTACAGCAATTCCTACAGTACCGGCAGCATTATGAATTCCTTGTGTTGCTGTTCCACCTTGCCATTGTAAACAAGGAGGTTTGTTTTGAATATAATTTTCGATGTAATTAGAAGATTCATAAATTACAATATGAAATGTACCTTGATTAGAAGTACAACTGAACATTGGCATATTTGTCCAACTTACTGTTAACTTTCTACAAGGTGCAACTCCACTTGTTTGATATCTAATTTGCCCTCCAATACCAGGATGCCAATCCTGCCAAGGACCCATAATACAATTTTTAGGTACTAAAAAATTATTCGTTGGAATAGGTTGGGAGGTAAATGTAGTAGGTTGTCCTGGGGAGAATGAAATCCAACCATTTGAACCTACATAAAATTGGGTATATGTTTGTCCAAAGAAACAAAATGTAAACCCAATATTAAATGGACCCTGTTGAGTATCATCACCCATAAACAATTGAGTGCCTGTATTTGTTTGAGCAATATATGGTATGTTAGAAACACCATAATTTGTTGTTTGATTGGGGTTTGTGCCTGTACCACATTGGCTTAAATTTGCGGTTAAAGTTGTTGATCCTACACCACAAGGCAATATTTGATCAGGTCCTAAAGCAGGGCAATATTGACCATATCCTACAAAGGTCAATAAAAGAAATATAAATAATTTTTTCATAGATCCAATATATTGAAAGAAAATAAAAGCCCCAAATTTCTTTGGAGCTCTTATATATCTATTGTTTAACCTAATATTAGTAGTTCAAGATACAGTAGTCAGGTTGTACTTCAACTGTGATATTTGTTGGAGTTCCATCATCATCCCAGTTATAATCACCAAAGTTAGCACTTGTAATAACAGCTCCTTTAACAATCCATTCAGAAACGATATCACCTACAGGGCCGATAACATTGAATGTAATATCTTTCTTGTAGAAATCTGAGTAACCGTCACGGCCTGTTACTGATTCGTGGTGTAAACGAACCCATTCCATTACTGCTTGGGCACCAGAAGGTGTAATTGCATCATATAATGTGAATGTAATTGTATTCCAAATGGTTTTTCCTTTTACATAACGTTGAACATTAATGTGGTTGAGAGCAACTGCAGTTTGTGATAAATTCACTGCACTTACACCTTTTACCAAATATGATGGAACGCCATCCATATAAAGGATAAAACGGTTTGTTTGTTTAGGTTCAAACGCTGTAAAAAATATTTCGTTTGGATTTAAAATTGCCATTTGTTTTCTATTTTTATTTATTATAAATATCTAATTTTTCAATTTTTATCCTGGAAATTCAGCTCCTGTAGGAAGTAAGATAAAATCTAACGAAATGAATTCAGCTGTACGTGTTGGTTGGATATAAATTTGACCGATTAATTGGTTTTGATCAATTACTGCAGGGCCGTTATTTGTATCATCCATAACAACTTTATAAGCGTATAATCCTTGTTTTTGTTGAATTCCTTCTAAGAACGGAGTTACTCTTGCGATAAATGAATTTCTAGTTTGAATTGTATTTTGTTCAAATACTACTGTATCTGCAATTTGTTTAATATATGATTTTAATTCAATCATTAAACGACGTACGTTTACACGATCAAGAGCAGATTGAGATTTTTGTAATGTTTTCTGACCATATACTACTACACCTTGTTGAGGGAGCGTTGCAATTGGGTTAATATTATTACTGTATAACGTGTCACGATTACCTTGTGTCAATTTCAATTCAGCTTGAAGAACTGTGCTTAATCCACCGCGGTTAATACCTGCTGGTGCAAACCAAGGGGCAGATACTTTATCGTTAAATGCATATACACCTGGAATTACTGTTGAAGCTGGTACCCATACTTGTTTTCCGGTTCCTGGATCGATAATACGAACCCAAGGGAAATAAGTTGCAGCATATGAAGTATCACGAGATTGTGCTTGTGTTACTGCAGCTCCAACTGAGCTACCATATACTCCTAAATCCATTACATACATGCTATCACCTCTAGCAATTGTATTATTGATAATGTTTGTAACTTGAGTTGTATGTGTATCATTTAATAAACCAGGGGCAAATAATAAGTTATACTGGTATGCATCAGCATTACTTAAAAGTGCAATCATGTTATTGTAACTAGCACCAATTAATCCTTGAGTGTTAGTTGAAATTCTATCATATAAATTGATAGTATTGTTTACATTTCCAGTAGCACCGGTAAATGAGCCACCTGCTGAACCGCTACCATTTTGTGGGATAGAGGCTGTATAAGCAGATATTGCAGTACCATTTGCATCAAAATAATTTGGAGTAGAGAAATTAACTGCTTTAACACGAATATATTGGGACATATTTGGATAACTTCCAGATAGTTCCATTTGGTTAGTAACAGAATTATAATTTAATACTTGGTCACCAATTACTTGAGAAATGTAACGGTTTGAATTAGGATCAAGTGTTAAGTTATTCCATGATTCTAATACAACTTTACTACTTTCAGTATCATTACCACGTCTAACCAATACATTAAATGTACCTGATCCGGTATTTGAGTTGGTGATTTCCCAACGAATATTATTTTCTGATCCTGAATTTAAAGTACCGTTTGTTCCTAAAGCATTAGAACCTGAGTTGTTCATGATAGTACCTTCAGAAATTGTTTCTAGGACAAATGAAGCTGAGGTAAAATAGTTAGGAATTGTAGTACTTTGGGCTGAAGACCAGTTAGCTGATTCAGTTACTACACGAGCAACTAATAATGAAGTTCCTCCGTAATTAAAATAATTGTAAGCAGCAATTGAGGTTAAATAAGAATAAGACTGGCCACCACTAATAAATGTGTCTCCAAATTTTGTTACAAAATCTGAATAAGAAGTTACTAGGGTAGGAGTTTCAATTGGACCTCTAACTGTTGGGCCCATAATAGCGGCACCAGCTTGAACAGGTTGTCCAGTCAAATAAGTATTATCTATTTCGCTAAGTGCTACTCCAGGGGAAACTGTAAAATTTGCCATTGTATTTTTTTATTATAAATATCTAAAATTTCCTTAAAATATGTTATTAAGCAGGAAACGTTGCACCAGTAGGTAATATGTTGAAATCAAGTATGATAAATTCAGCCGTTCTAGTAGGTTGTAAATAAATTTGACCCACCATTTGATTATTATCTACAACTGAAGGTGGGTTGTTTGATTCATCCATTACTACTTTAAAGGCGGTTAAACCTTGTTGTTGTTGTACAGATGCTAGATATGGATTAATAATAGCTAAGAAATTATTTCTTGTAACAGCATTATTTTGTTCGAATACAAATGTATCTGCTATTTGAGAAATATAATTTTTAAGTTCAATTAATAAACGACGTACGTTAATACGATCTAAAGAACTTTGTCTTTTTTGTAATGTTTTTTGTCCAAATACTACTATACCTGTATTAGGGAAAGTAGAAATTGGGTTAACATTAGCTTGATATAATGTGTCTCTATTTCCTTGAGTTAATATACGTTCTGCTTGTGTAGCAACTGTAATAATTCCTCTGTTAACTCCTGCAGGTGCAAACCATGGTGCAGCTACATTATCGTTAAAGGCATATACTCCAGGAATCATTGTTGAAGCAGGAACCCAAACTTGATTTGCTGTATTTGGATCTACTGTTTTAACCCAAGGCCAATATGTTGCAGCATATGATGTATCATACCCAGCGGTATTTGTTAATACTGAATTGATTTGGGTATTGTATTTTGATGAATCAAATACTACCATCATGTCACCTCTATTTTGGGCAATAGTAACCATAGAAGTAATAGCACTTGATGCTACTCCAGACATATCAGTCATTAATCCAGGTGCAATTAATAAGTTATAATTAAACGCATCTTTATTAGCTAGTAAAGAAATAGATTCGGTGTATGCACTTGCTGGGGTACCTTGAATATTGGTTGCAGAAGTAACATTTTCGTAGAATTTAGTATCTCCACCGTAAAATAATTTTCCAACAGCACTACCAAATGATCCACTTGCATTTACTGGGATTGAACCGGTATATTGGGGTTTTGGGTTTCCTACATTATCTAAATAATTTGGTGTAGGTTGATTAACAGATTTAACGTAAATATATGATGAATTGTTAGTATAACTTCCAGATGTTTGAATATAATATTCACCGTTATCTACAGCTACATTTTCTACTTGATTACCAATTACTTTTTCAATATAATTTGGTGAATATGGATCAAGTGATAATGGACCCCATGTTTCTACAATTGAAGGAAATACTGTACTATCATTACCTTGACGAAGTAATAATGTAAATGTACCTGAACTAGAATTAGCATTTGTAATTTGCCATCTAAAGTTGTCTGCAGATCCACTTAATAAGGTTCCTACGTTTCCTGTTGGGCCTGTACTGTTCATAATTTCTCCTTTAGAAATAGTAGCCAATTCAAATGGGCTAGTATTATAAGGAGCACCGGCACCATGTGCAGAAGAAGAAATAAAAGATGAAGTAGCAGAAGTAAATGAACCTGTTACAACACGTGTTACTAAAAGTGAAGGACCACCACTATTAAAATAGTTGTAAGCAGCAATAGAAGTAAAATAAGTGTAGGTGCTACTTCCACTAAGGAAAGTAGCACCAAACTTATTTAAATAATCACTATATGAGGTTACTAGAGTAGGGATTCCTACTTTACCTTTTACGGTTGGTCCAATGATAGCAGCACCTGCTTGTACAGGTTGTTGAGTTACAAATGATTGATCGTTCTCTATTGCTAATACACCAGGTGACGAAATAACAGTTTCTGCCATTATAATTTATTTTATTATAAATATGGTGTATTTTAGCCTAAATTACTCTACTGGAGTAATTTCACCAGTCTCAGGGTTGATACTGGATTTACCATATTTGTCAAATACCGATTGAGTGAATTCTTTTTCTTTTTCACCTAGTTCGGCTAAGAATTTTTTAGCGTTAGCGTGACGCTCTTCTAATTGGATTTTGATTAATTCAATTTCACCTAACTCAACAATAAGTGATTGAGTGTTTGTTTGAATTTCTTTCAATGTGTTTTTTTCTTCTTCTGTTAAGAACTTTTTTTCTGAAACGATTGACATAATTTAAAAAATTTATTAGGTTTTGTTGATAAATATATACAAATGTATTAAAAGTCGTTTAATTAGGCAAATGAGCTTGATCTCCATGCACCACCCATCCACATATAGAGTCTATAAACACCTCCTACTGTAGCAGGAACTATTTCTCCATCAGTACCAGTCCATGTTGGAGCAACTGATTGTGTAGTAGGTAAAACAATAGAGCCTGACATTCTTACTCTAAAAGCATCTCTACGAGTACTATCATCTACACCGTTTCCTACAATCATTAATGAAGTTGAATCTCCATGGGTATTAAATTTCCCTTGAACATGTTGGAATGATCCTGATGCAATAGTTTGGTAACCTTCAGCATGAGATGCTACACCAAGAGCAATAGTACTTTGCCCTTCAGCGTGGGATGCTTGTCCAGAAGATGTAGTAAATTGACCTTCAGCATGGCTGGCTAATCCTGGGGTGAATGTGCTACTTCCTTCTGCATGTGAATATGCCCCGGAAGATACGGTATTTATTCCTTCGGCATGGCTATAAGCACCAATAGATTTTGGTCCTCCACCTTCAGCATGTGAATAATCACCTGATGAGGTGGTAAGTCTACCTTCAGCATGGGACGCAAGCCCAGAAGCTAATGTAGTTGCACCTTCAGCATGTGAATAATCACCTTTTGCA